AACTAATCTCAGCTTTGGTACGGAAGACGGTGTTATAGAAGAAGGGCCTCCCTGTTTACAACACCTATGCAGTAAGGGGTTTAGTGAAGGTTCTAGAAACAATGCCCTTTTCAACCTTGGTGTGTATGCGCGGTTGTTTGATGAAGATAATTGGGAACAGTTAGTACAAAGATACAATATAGATTACCTGTCACCGCCCCTTAGTCATAGCGAAGTGGGTAATACTATTCGCCAGTTAAAAAAGAAAGATTACTTTTACAAATGCGAAGACCAACCAATAAAACCTTTTTGTGATAAAGAACTATGTAAAACAAGGAAGTTTGGTGTTGGGCCTAGTGGTGTTGCAAACGATATGTCTAGCCTCACTAAAATAGATGGTGACCCACCTATATGGATATTGAATGTAGATAACAAAAGGTTAGAGTTAACTACAACAGGATTAACTAGCCAAGCGCAGTTTCAAAAAGAATGTGTATCGCAAATTAACATGTTTCCTGTAGCTATTAATCAACGCTCTTGGCAAACGAGAATACAAACATTGTTAGATAATGTTACCATTGTAGAAGTACCACCGGATGCTACGTTCAAAGGAGAGTTTGAAGACCTGTTACATGCGTTTGCCTGTGAAAGAGCTAAAGGTGAAGAACGCGAAGACATACTACAAGGGGTTGCTGTTTGGTTAGATGACAGGGTTTACTTCCAAGTTAAAGATTTAAAAAAGCACTTGTCTGTAAACGATTTCAACCATTACACTTCCAACCGTGTTACGTTGCGGTTGCGCGACTTAAATGCTGAAAAAATGTTTTGGCGAGTGAGGGGTAAGGGTGTTCATGTGTGGTCTTTAGAACAGGCTTACTTTGAAACAGATGAGTCAGAAATTGATCTGCCTCCTTTACCTGCATCACAAGAAATTTTGTAATGCGTATCGTGCTGGGGCCTCCTGGAACTGGTAAGACAACTAAGTTACTTAGCTTGGTAGAGTCTTACCTTGAATCAGGTGTACCCCCTGATCGTATAGGATACTTTGCGTTTACAAGAAGAGCCGCACAAGAGGCGATAGATAGGGCTTGTTTCAAATTTAACTTTAACAAAAAGGAACTGCCCTACTTCCGCACTCTACACAGTTTAGCTTTCCAACAGGCAGGGCTGACACACTCTCAAGTAATTACACCAGAAAAGTACCAAGAGATAGCAGAGTGGTTGAAAATAGGTAAGTTTTTCATTAGCGGTGTTACAGAGCAGGGGCCGTATAAAGATTTTGGTTATGGGGATAAGTTTTTAGAAATAATAAATATAGCTAGAATTTTACGGCAACCATTACAAAAGATATATAACCAAAGCGTCGTACCACTTAAAACAGATTGGGCTAGAGTAGATTATGTTGGGAGAGGATTAGAGCATTGGAAAAGAGCATACGGCCTGTTTGATTATACTGGCATGTTAGAGTCGTTTTTAGATAGAGACTTATGCCCTAAATTAGAAGTTGTATTTATAGATGAAGCACAAGATTTATCACCTATTCAGTGGGAAATGGTACAGAGGTTAGAACAGCGAAGTAAAATTTGTTATGTTGCAGGAGATGATGACCAAGCAATATTTAGATATGCAGGAGCAGATGTAGAACACTTTGTAGGGTTAGAAGGTGAAGTAACATTGTTAGATAAAAGCTACCGCATACCATCATTACACCATGAACTGAGTAAACAGGTGATACATAAAATTGTTGGGCGTAGGAAAAAATCGTTCACGCCTAAGACTGAAAAGGGGGATATTTTTTGGCATAGGCACTCTGAGGAGGTTAATCTTTCACAAGGCGATTGGTTGTTGTTAAGCAGAACAACAAGAGGAGCAGAGCAAATAGAAGAAGAGGTAAGAAAAAGAGGACACCTATACATTTATAATGGTTCAAGAAGTATTGACAGTAAGGTAATAGATGCGGTACGGTTCTGGGAATCAGTTAGAAATGGAGAACGCATAACCTCCGATCAAGTAAGATTAATATACAAATACATGTTGTTGAATAAACAGATTGCATATGGGTGTAAAACAATGCCCGATGGTAAGGATGGTGTACTGTACAGCATTGAAGATTTACTACAGTCACATGGGTTATTGCATACACAACCTTGGGATCAAGGGTTAGGAAAAATAGCTGAACGTGATAAGGTATATCTAAAAGCCTGTTTGCGGAAGGGTGAAAAGCTGAACCAAACACCAAGACTTAGGATTTCTACCATACACTCTGCTAAAGGCGCGGAAGCCACTAATGTTATGCTTTTAACTGATGTAATGCGTAGGCCATATTCTATGTGGCGAAAAATAAATACTTATGAAGAAGACGAAGCAAGAGTATTTTATGTAGGGTTGACAAGGGCTAAAGAAAAATTGCATCTAGTACACCCAATGTTTAGTCAAGGGTATGCTTTGCCTTACTAGAACACAAAAGATAAACTAACGCTTTATCAAGATAAATGGTTACCATATAGTAATTGTATTAACAGCTTAAATAGAAAGGTAAGCTAAATGATAGTAAGGTACTTTACCAAAGAACAGCTTATTGCGAGCAACGAAAGCGCAATACAAGCTAACAGGAACAGGTCACTGAACCGTGACATGTTGCAGGATGCGTTGAACACAATACCAGATGAAGCAATGCTACCTGTTTGTTTTAGTATGCCGCACAATGACGTAGAGATGCGTGTACAAGTGGCATTTAGTCCAATGCACGTTGGTTGGGTAGACATTAGTTTTGATGAGTTTAATGCTTTGCCTAGCCAAGAAATACCAGACAGCGAAATACCCGCTGAACCTTCATTACATTAAACCATAGAAAGGGTAATTAATTATGGCACACCAAGTAGAAACAATGGCTTATGCAGGACAAGTTCCTTGGCATGGGTTAGGCGTACAGGTAGACAACACTATGTCTCCTGAACAAATGTTAGAAGCCGCCAAGTTAGATTGGACGGTTAGCAAACGGCCTGATTACACGGTAGATAAACCAGATGTTTGGAACATTATCGACCCCACAGGCGAAGCATCTTTTATACGGTGCGAAGGTGATTACCACCTTGTACGCGACAGCGACAACAAGGTAATGGGCAAGTGTGGGGATAGTTATGTACCCTTCCAAAACTCAGAGGTAATGCACTTCTTTAAAAAGTTTACCGACGCAGGTAAAATGACCATGGAAACCGCAGGTAGTTTAAAAGAGGGTAAAGACATTTGGGGGTTAGCAAAACTTACCGATGAGTTTAGTCTTACTGGTGGTGACCATATTAAAGGTTACTTGTTACTGAACAACAGCCATCAGGTAGGCAAGGCAATGACAATTATGTTTACGCCTATACGAGTTGTTTGTAACAACACCCTTACAATGGCTTTAAATGATGCACACAACAGGTTTAGAGTGTTGCACCTACAAATGTTTGATGAGGAAATACACAAGGCCGCAGAGCTTGCGCTAGGGCTGAGTGGTAACCAAATGAAACTGTTTAAGGAGCAAGCTGAATTTTTGGCAAGCAAAACTGCTAAGTCGTTTGACCTAGATAATTGGATTGCCGAACTGTTCCAACCTAACCTGTTAATAGAAAGGGCTAAAGCAGACGACCTTGATACGCTACCTCCTCTGCACCAAGAGTTTAGCAATACCGCAGACCTAGTGTACCAAGCAGTAGAAACGAGTCCTGGACATGACATGTCTTCTGCCAAGGGTACATGGTGGGGAGCATTGAATGCAGTTACCCATGTTGTTGACCACCAAAAGCGTTCCCAAATAGAGGGTAATGCTTTGCACTCGGCATGGTTTGGTTCAGGAGCGCAAACCAAGCGCAAAGCTCTGACCAAAGCGTTGGAATACGCAGGAAGTTGATAAAGTAGCCGTTGTCTAACCAGTGTGTATACGTTAATGTACACACTGGTACTTCTTCTAAGAAAGGAAGAAAAATGTTTTATGCAATATGTGACGGAGTTCCTGGAAGTGATGGGCCTCCGTTTTTGTTTTATAAATTTAAAACCTTAAAAGCTGTAAAATCATGTAAGGCTGTTAATGAATGTTCTTATGTGTTTGATGGTAAAGAAACAGTAGACCGTTTAAACCATTTGTTTACAAAAGAGGAAATAGCTTCTGTTTGTGAACCATTTGGTAAACATAGTTCTGCAGAAAATTTTTGGGTTCTTACCCATGATAAAGCTAAATATTGGAAACCAGAAGAGGAAACAAAAATGAATAGGTTTGTTAAAGGCAGTACTTCAAGCGTTGGGGTAGTTACAGAGCAACCAGATGTAGACCCACATACTAGAATAACATTAGAGCTAGATGAAATGGAAAAAGATGAACCCACTGTAGGGCAAGCTTTTGATGCCATTAGAAAAATAGTAGATGTGAAACAAGGGTGGGGCAATGAATGCAAAATTATTAAGTTAATGGACGAGCCTCCTATTAAACAAGGCACAAACCGTTATCGTAATATGCAGGTTGTTCTAGCTTCCCAAACAGTAGGCGAAGCGATAACTGCCCTGCGTAAGTTAGACCCTGCTCCAGGAGGCAAAACAGATATTAGGATAGCTGTAAAAGCCGGAGCTATAAAAGTTGATAACCCACACTTCCAACCACTAGGAGAAAAGTAAATGAACAAGGAAAACGTAGAAAGGTTTTTCTATTGGATAAATGAAAGACACGCCATATACCAACGGAGAAACATGGGTGTACCAAGGTCTGAATGGACAAAAGATCCCATACTCCAAGAGTATAAGTTTACAAACCCTTTCCGTGAAAACGATAGGGTTACCCTTTGGATGCGTAACAACTGGACTAAACCTCACGATAATAAAAACTGGAGTGAAATAATTTTCAACTGTTGTTTGTTCAGGATGGTAGGCACAACTGAATTTGCAGAGGAACATGGTTGGGTTACCCTTTCATCAACCAAATTTGATTGGGACACTGAGCGTACCAAAAACATTATAAAAAACAGGATAGCTGATGGTAAGCGTACTTTCACTGGTGCGTATATCATTACAAACCAAGGGTTGAAATTACCTAAAGCAGATGTTGTTGTTGACCATTTCCTTAAACCGATATATAAATATGTAGGAGACATTGCCGCTACCGCAGGTATGTCTAAATCTTTGCAAACTACCCACAGAAAGTTATCACAGTACAGAGGTTGGGGAGGTGGTGGGTTTATGTCTTACGAAGTTGTAACTGATTTAAACTACACACCTGTTTTGAACAACGCCGTAGATAGGTTCTCATGGGCCAATGCAGGTCCTGGAGCAAAACGTGGGTTGAATAGAATTTGGGACAGGCCCTTAACAAAAAGCATGACTCAATATGTAGCCAACGAAGAAATGAAACAACTGAATGCTTTAGCCGCTTTCTCCGTAGATGACCATGTTCCTGTTGGGCAAGTAGATATGCGTACTATAGAGCATAGCTTGTGTGAATGGGATAAGTACGAACGAGTAAGGTTAGGCCAAGGTAAACCTCGCAGTAAGTTTACACAGAGCAGTGAGCCCTTACCGCAAGGAGTTGTACAATGAAAATATTAATGACCTTGTACCAAATACAAGATTATGGCGGTATCATTAACCATGTTGAGTTTTTAGCAAAAGGGTTAAAAGAATTAGGGCATGAGGTAGACTTTTGTATGCTTGTTCCCAAACACGAAATTAAAGAACGTTTTAAACTAATAGGGGGTGACTATGATAAAGTTGGCACAGGCTACAGTCACCATCAAGCAAAAGGTTGGGCTAACCTACGCAAATATCCTTATTTAAATGATAGGGTAAGGCAACGGTTTAGGGAGAACTGTAGTAAGTATGATGCTGTACTTTGGCACATCCCTGTACCTACCCTGAACAAAGATAATAAAGGGGTAGACGAATGGGTAGAGTTATATAATAATGGTACTAAAAACATAGCTATTATACATGACGGTAATTTACCCAAGCTATACCCTCATTTGTTATTGGTTTCTAAATGGTTTCATGGGGCTGTATGTGTTCATGAAAGTGCTTTTCATTCAGCGGTAAATCTTGACATACCTAGGAAAATGATTGTAAACCCTTTTGATCTTAGCAATACGGTTACTGAAATAGATTGGGAACGTAGAGAGGGGTTTGCCGCGATACAAGTATTTAAAGCGTGGAAACGAGTTGATACACTTATTCGTGCCATACCTTACATCGACGAGTATGATTCAAACCCTCTTAGAAAAGTGACCAAGTGTATTGGTGGTGCAGGTATTGAGTACAGGTATATGACCAGTAAAGAAAAGTGTAAGCCACAGTATTTTGATACAGACGGTAATAAAATTTGGGATGTCGCACTTGCAAATGGTATGGAGTATGTAGGCACTATTCCAAACAGCCATGTACTTGAAATACTAAAAGACCGTAAGTTACAGATAGACCCTAGTTGGTCTAAAAAATATTCTGGGTACGGAGCGCATTTTAATAGAACAACTGTAGAAGCTATGATGATGGGTGCTGTACCAGTTGCTACCGATTTAGGTATGAAAAATAGCGAGATATTTTATGGTGGAGAAAATTTTATAGAGGTTCCCCATACAGCTACACCTAAAGAGTTTGCAAGTATAATTAATGATAGCATGAACAACCGTTATCAGTGGGAAAGTATCCGTGCAAATAACATTTCTTTACTAAAAATGTTTGAAATGAAAACAGTAGCACAAGAGTATATAGATTTAATAGCTGATGCTAATAGGTGGGTGACAATGCCGATAGGTGTCCCAAGTGTGGGGTTAAAAAACTCTTGTGACAAAAACTTAGACTTTTTCAATATACCACCCCATTTTAACGCCCATACAGGCACTCAACTTAGTTTTTAGTAGTTAGCCCCCCCTATAAACCTTAGAGAGCTCAGAAAGGCTTTAAATGCAGTATATAAGTGCAAGAAATGTAAGTGAAGCATTGTACCTAGCAGTACAGGCATTAGAAACTAAAGGTGTTGAGGTAGACACACGCAATGGTAAAGCATTAGAGTTTGCTTGTCCTGTAGTAACTTCTTACAGCCATAGCAGGGAAAGAGTATTGTTTTACCCTATGCGTGACGCTAACCCTTATTTCCATTTAATGGAATCGTTTTGGATGTTAGCAGGTAGAAATGATGTTGATTGGATTTCTAAGTATAATGGCAGAATTAATAATTACAGTGACGATGGCGTAACCTTCCACGGTGCATATGGACATAGGTGGAAAAACTGGTTCGGCTTTGATCAACTAGAAGTAGCTATCCACCGTCTGCTTCATTATGAAAACGATCGTCGTACAGTTATTGGTATGTGGGATCCTACAAAAGATTTTTCTACAGATAACGATGGTAAAGATTATCCCTGCAATACGCAGATTATGTTTTGGGTTCGTGACGACACGTTAAACATGACTGTATGTAATAGGAGCAATGATATGATATGGGGGGCGTATGGAGCAAACGCTGTTCATATGTCTATACTGTTAGAATATATGGCGGCAAGGATAGATTGCGCGGTAGGTACATATTATCAATTTAGTAATAACTTACACGCTTACGTGGATACGTTAGAAAAAGTAAAAAATATTGAACCCGATTACGACCCTTACCTGCATTTAGGTGATAGTGGGCATTACAACCCTAAACCATTGGTTGATGAACCTGCTTGTTTTGATAAAGAGTTAGAACGGTGGATGAACAATGAAACCAATACATATACTAACTCTTACTTTGATCAAGTGCTTACACCTATGGATTTATCTTGGGGTGCTTGGAAGGAAAAAAATATAGATGAAGCAGTACGCCATGCCGAAAACATTGAAGACCTAGCATGGCGTAAGGCTTGTGTAGAGTGGCTAATGAGGAGATGGTAAAGTGAAACGTGAGTTAAGTAATATTCTTACAAAGGTAAACGATTTAGCACATGCCGATGTAGAAGGCTTGCATGTGGCAGAACAAAGTTATGGCAATAGTTGGAAACAACGTGGAGGCACTGGTGCTTTTATGATGTTAGCCCGCAAATGGGATAGAATAGAAAACCAAGCTAAAAAAGAAAACTATGATATATTTGAAACTATTCGTAAAGACCCAAGGGAAGAAGGTATTTTAGACGACATACGCGATTTAAGAAGGTACTTATTATTAGTGGAAGCAGAAATGTTAGGGCATGATAAATAACCCCGACCCCATGGACAAAGAGGTAGAAGCTGTTTGTGAATGTGGAAAGTATAAAAAAGTAATTACTTTCCGTAATTTAAAAAACAAATGGCCTCGCTGTAAATGTAAACTATCTATGAAAGTGAAAAGTAATGCAGTATCCTCTGTTTAAACCACCTGTAGAATGGGTTGTGCCGGATGGTTACCCTGATTTAAGTGAAGCAAAAGAAGTTGCTATAGATTTAGAAACAAGAGACCCAAACCTTACAACAATGGGTTCGGGTTGGCCTAGAAAAGATGGGCATATAATTGGTATCGCCGTTGCTGTACAGGGTGACCAATGGTACTTTCCCATACGGCACGAGATAGGTTCTAACTTAGACCCTAAAATGACAATGAATTGGTTGCGAGATGTATGTTCGGTTAACAGGAATTATATTTTCCATAATGCTCCTTATGATGTTGGGTGGTTGCTCGCAGAAGGTGTGCCTGTTTCAGGGCGAATCATTGACACAATGGTTATTGCGCCCCTGTTAGATGAAAACAGATTTAGCTATGCGTTAAATGCTATTGGTCGTGATTACCTGCAAGAGCGTAAGTCAGAGAAAGAGCTACGCGAGGCCGCTGATGCGTTTGGTATCAATGCTAAAAGCGAAATGTATAAACTCCCTGCAACCTATGTAGGGGCATATGCAGAACAAGATGCCGCTTTGACATTAAAACTATGGACATTTTTCAAATCGTTAATAGTAAAAGAGGATATACAAGATATTGTAGAACTAGAGTTAAAAGTTCTCAAAACAATAATACCTATGAGGCAAAGAGGTGTAAGGGTAGATTTAAATAGAGCTGAAGTAATACAAAACGATTTACTTAAAAGAGAACAAGAATTACTTGCCGAAGTAAAAAAGCAAACAGGGGTTGACGTAGAGATATGGGCCGCAGAAAGTGTAGCTAAAGCATTTGATGCGTTAGACCTTACTTATAATAAAACCGAAAAGACAAGTGCTCCATCATTTACTAAAGGGTTCCTTACTAACCACCCCCACAAAGTACCACAAATGATAGTAGAAGCTAGAGAGTACCAAAAGGCAAGAGGTACTTTTATTGAAACTATTTTAAAGCACCAACAAAACGGTAGGATACATGCAGAGCTCCACCCACTACGCAGTGATGATGGTGGTACAGTTACAGGCCGATTCAGTTATAGTAACCCGAACCTGCAACAAATACCTGCTCGTCACCCTGAAATAGGGCCGTTAATACGAAGCCTGTTTTTACCCGAAGAAGGGGCCTTGTGGGGGGCATTTGATTACTCTAGCCAAGAACCACGCATAGTTGTTCATTACAGTAAGCTAATGGGCTTTAAAGGGGCTGATACGTTTGCTGAACAGTACAATGAAGACCCACGCACAGACTTTCACCAAATGGCGGCTGACATTGTGGGCGTTCCACGCAAACAGGCTAAAGACATAAACCTAGGATTATTCTATGGTATGGGGTCTAAAAAACTGGCGGCAACATTAGGTTTAGAAATAGACGATGCTAATGAGCTGTTTGCTATGTACCATAGCTCAGTACCGTTTGTACGAGAACTCAGTAATTATGCTGTTAATCGTGCAAGTAGTAAAGGTGTTATCCGTACTGTATTAGGCAGACGGTGCCGTTTTGATAAATGGGAACCAACTAAGTATGGCAGTTGGAAACCAATGAACTACCAAGAAGCATATAATGAACATGGCCCTGCGATTCGTAGGGCGTTTACATACAAAGCATTAAACAAGTTAATTCAGGGCAGTGCCGCAGATCAAACTAAAGCCGCGATGGTAGCTTTGGCAGAAGAGGGCATGTTGCCTATGATACAAGTACATGATGAACTAGACGTCTCCGTAGAAAGTGAAGACCAAGCTAAGAAAATTACGGAGATAATGGAAACCTGCGTCAAGCTAGAAGTTCCCTCCGTAGTTGATGCAGAGTTTGGGCCTAATTGGGGGGAAGCAAAACAACCCTTAACGGAGAATTTATGGAAAAAAGAAGAAAAACACACAAAAACGCCAACCTGAAACACCTGTATGCAAAAATTAGAGGTGGGCATGTAACCCGATACCATACAAGACCAGAGTTAACTAATGGACAAAACGTAGCTGCTCATACTTGGCGAGCAATGGTGATACTCCATACCCTTTGGCCTGAAGCTAGTAAAAACTGCCTGTTACATATGATGTATCATGATGTAGCTGAAATAGCGGTAGGTGATCTACCTGCTACAACTAAATGGAATTACTCAGAAGTACACTCTCTACTTAAACGTATAGAAAATGATTTTGAAAGTTCTATCGGTATTGGTGAACTGTTTATACCGATCACAGTAGAAGAGGCAAAAGCATGTGATGCCGCAGATAAATTAGAACTCGTGCTACATTGTTATGAATTGATTACTCAGGGCAACAAATCTGCTGAAGATGTAATGAATAGAGGTATACGGTATTTAAAGGAAAAGTACCCTCACGAGAAACAAGTAAGCAGAGCATTAAAAATGATAATACGCTTACATAATTTGAGTAAATAAACATGGTCCTTTATGTTTTGTAGGGTATATTTACCATAGTAAACAATACAACCTAGAAAGGATTTACTATGGCAAAGCCAAGAAACAAAAACGTGGGCGTTAGTTTTGAACTGTATGAACAGTTACAACGTCTACAACAACACCTTGAAGTTAGCTTTGGGTTTAAACCTAGTTTTACTCAAGTTATTGCGTATTTAGTAAACGAACACGAACATCTTGACGAAAGGCCGTAACATTAATATTTTTTTACTGGATTATAACGTTACCCAATGTGCTAAGTACCATTGTGACAAGCACGTTGTAAAGATGCCACTAGAAACCACACAAATGTTATCTACTGTGCATTGGCGTTATGAAAACGAAGGGCCTTACCTGCCTGTACATCCAAAACACCCATGTACGTTATGGGCAGGACAAACAGTAGAAAACTACATTTGGCTATGGAGGTTAGGCATTGCGTTGTGCAAGGAGTATACTTACAGGTATGAAAAAGTCCATGCTTGCGAAACAGTTCTTGCCATTTTACGGTGTCCCCCTATATTGCTGAAAGCAAGGGGCGTAACAAAACATCCGCAAGCGATGCCAGATGAGTACAAATGTAGTGATCCTATACAGGCTTATCACGATTATTACATAAACGAAAAAGCAAGGATATGTTCATGGAAAAAAAGGGAAACCCCACCGTTCATGACACTGTAGGTAACAATGTCATACCATTTACGTCAAAACAAACCATTAGTGACGCAGAAAAATATGCAGAAGCTACGTTTAAACAAAAAAAGCAAGAAAAAGGTACGTTTTTAGAAACAGAGGTAGATGTGCTCGTATGCTCTCTATGTGAAAGCAATAAGTTTTTTCTAGTAAACGATGATAAACGTACAGTAGGATGCTCTAGTTGTGGGTACTTAACGTCAACACATTGGATTATTCCTGATGGGCAGTGAGTTTGATGTATTTGATTTAATTAATACTGGGATCGCAATTTTTGCGATTCTTTCTGGTATTGTTTATGCGATCATCAAAACTAAAATAGATGTAGAACATCTCACTAAAAAAGTTGAAACATTGTTTACTCTTTTCAATACAATGCGTGATAAAGATCGCGATAAGTAGCGAATACTTTTTACTTAACATTGACTTTTTTATATGTACAATATAATTAGTAACAACATAACCTGTAGAAAGAGGTATTTCACATGATTATTATTCCCAGAGAATACAAGCACCACGACAACGCCAAGTTGTTCCAGTGCTATTGCAATGCTCGCAGAACATATTTCAGCGCATTAGGGCATAACAAAGCAGAAATGAATGAACGCATTGCTAAAGATTATGCTGAAGAGCTAACCCGCAGAGAAACTGATGTGCCTACCGATGATGATGTTGAAAAGTACGGCATATTTAACGGAGACGGAGCATGGTAAAAAAAGATAGTAAAACACTCGAGCGTGATATTTATGACACGCTCCTTGATGATATGGGTACAGAGGAAGGTATACCCTTTGAAGCATTGCTTAGACCTCACGCGTGGGAAAAGCAGGGTAACCAGTGGAGGCGTAAAGAGGAGAAGTAGTAATGTTAGAAACAATTACTTGTCTAGCAATAGCTATTTATTTTGAAGCAAGGGGCGAACCTGTAGATGGGCAGATAGCCGTTGGCAATGTTATACTCAACAGGGCCAAAGATCCACGGTTCCCTAACGATGTGTGTAGTGTTATTACTCAGGGGCCTACACACAAATGGAACCAAGCCTATCCAGTAAAACACAAATGTCAGTTTAGCTTTTACTGTGATGGCAAAAGTGATGAACCTAAAAACGATGCGTCGTTTAGGAAAGCAGTATTTCTTGCGAGAGAACTCGTAATGGGTAAACCAGATTACAGCAAAGGAGCATTGTTCTATCATGCTGTATATGTCTACCCACAATGGGCTACAAAAATGAAGCCAACCGTTAAAATCAACAAACACATTTTTTATGTAGAAAGGTAAGTGTATGCAGACCGAGGAGTGGATGAAACGTAAAAAAGAAGAGCTAAGAGTAACAAAAGCTCATGCCGTTTTTAAAGAACAAGTAGCGGAAAACAAAAAAGAATTGGAGGAAAGAAATGGTAACTTACTTAGTGATAACAAGTATAATTCCAGCACTGTACCTGCTGACACTAGCCTTAACGACTTTAACATAAAGGAATTTGTAGAGGCCCAAGCGCAACATATACAGTTTAATACGCGACTCATATTAAAACTGGAAAAGCGTGTAAAAGAACTTGAGGAAAGGTTAAGGGGTTACAATCCATGGTAAACTACGCAAACGTCAGGGCAAGTGTAAATGATCTTTTACACTTAGCCGAAACTGAACATGATTTAGAAAAGAGACAAAACCTAGGTCAGCCTGTAGAGTATACTGAAAGTCACAAACTAGGTGTTTTATCTTTTGCTCTAGCTACTATCTGTTTACATGTCCCACAGGCAAGGGACAGGTTAGATAAAATGATTAATCAAAAACAACAGTTCATTGCGACATTGCAGAAAAAACGGTAATGTATGGGGATGTTATGGGTTTACCTCATTAAATTTAAAGTAAAGGAGCATCCCCCTGATATGAAAACGATAAAAAATATGTTTATACATTTAAAAGATCAATTCACAGAACTTTCATATTTTTGGCAGTTCACTGTTTGTTGCATTTTGATTTTTAGTATCATTGTGCTTGGCATGGTTATTTATCAATGATAATGTGTGGTAAGGCTAACCTCATCCTTAGTCTACCACTCCCTGGAACTCCCCCGACAAGTTTTCCTTTTCCCTTGTCGGGGGCTTTTTTATGAGATTACGACGAGAGAGAGCGCGTAGATGTTAACCACAAAAGAATTAAAAGAAGAACTAATAAGGAACGGAGAAAAAGCAGTTGAAATTGGACAACCAATGGCACTTTCAATCGTCAGGAGACTCGGTGGTGTGAAAGCAGTAGCCGATTTAATTGAAATACCAAAGGTAAGTCCTGTCACTGTAAATAACTGGATTCATAATGGGTTACCTCCAAACTACACAACACGCGAAGCATTAAAAAGACTCGCAAGAAAGAAGTACAAGAAAGGTGCGGTGTTGACTAAACTGTTAAAGGATATTCAAGAAGCGCGAACAATTAGGATAAAACAAGGGTTGCGTACTTAAAAGTCAACTTATATACTGTACCTATAACTTAATTGTAACCCACATAGAAAGGTGGATATTATGACAAAAGTAGTACAAATTAATAAGGAAACTTTAGATTTCTTGAAAAAAGATGCCGCTAAAACTACTAAGGCATCCTCTAAAAAAATAGTAAAAGCCGTTGCCAAGAAAAAACCAACTAAGATCAAACTTTCTGGCTTTCCTGCTGAGTTATTACTTAACGGCGAAGAACTTACTTACGATGATATTACCAATTTTGTGAGAACCGAAGCAGGTGGCAACGAAAACAACGTTGAAATACAATGCCTTGTACCAAGCCCTGAAGATGTACCCTTTGGATGGGGTGGTAAAAAAGGAGGTGTACGGCACTTCATTCAATCTTCGTTTTTAACAGGCATAAATGGTGACAAACGGTTAGGGTTTATCCTTAACCAATGTGCTAAGCTCGGGCATTCACGCAAAAAACCCAACGTTCTGCTCGCCCTGTTAAATGGCGGTTACTCTCCTAGCAGTAAGTATTGGGGGACGCCATACGTTAAATTAATTGTGAACAAGTAAGACTAATTAAATATAGCCCCTGACATTGTTAGGGGCTATTATTTATATAGTACTAACTAAACCGAGAAAGGGTTTACCATGACACACAAGTTTTTTCACTTCTGCAACCTGCCCCCCTCTACGTTTCAAGTAGCCACATATGGGTGGGAGTTCAAAAGCCTTACCCAAATTGCCAATCGTGCTTCATGCAATGACCCCGATACAAAAACGTTTATTAAAAGACAATTACTTGATTTATGCTCAGGGCATGGCGATGTGATTTTTGCCTTGTACGACCCTGAAACCAACGACTGCCCAAAACTGCACGACTGGGTTGAAACTACCCCACGCAACAAGGTGAAACTTACAGGGGCTTTGATGCACCATAATGTGACTAATAAAGTAATCACTTATCATGCAGGGCTAGGGCAGAAAATGTGTAGATTAGTGCTACACGAAACACCAAGCCAAGAAGGACAAGAAATGTTTGTCGTACCGTTGCCCCAATAACCCGAACACAAAAGACACAATAATGGTAGCCCCTGACAACTTTGGGGGCTATTATTTATACAGTACACAACAAACCGAGAAAGGGTTTACAAATGACACAACAACCACTTTTTGATAAGTTTATTACTGACGCAGGGTTAGCACCATACACTGACAACCACCATGACAACCTGCTTGGTGGCCCAAACAGTGACCCAGTACCAGCACACGAGGGTATGGACGCATACATACACCATATTGACAATGACACAAGGCTAGTAATAACGAGCCACGCTTTTGGGGGCATTGTTACCGTGATGGTATACCAACGTGTTGACACCCCAGTTACACTAGTGCTTGACGCAAAAAATATACCAAGCCGTGACTACATCAGCCAAATGCACATTATAACGACGCCTTACCAATGCGCTGTCGCCGTTGACGCAGTAAAACCAATACTGAACCTATAACCCTTGAAGGTGGGGGGCTTATTGCCCCTCACTTTTTACCCGCACATCTCAACTTAACGACGCACCAGTAACACTCAAACTACCAAGGGGTATGTACCCCTACATAAATACTTTGAGATTATCACAAAGGCCTTAAAATAGTCAACAAAAACCCTCAATAAAGGCAACTTTGTATAATAGGGGTAAATACGATTTACGATGAAATGGTTTTTTAACATTTGAAAATATACGATATATGACTATACACATATAAACAATGAGTTAGCAGGGGTATTGAGATATTGTACATGGTCAATGGTTCAATTAATCAGTAACTTTCTCGGTACGCGCGATTAATTTGGAATTTTTTAAGACTAGTAACTTTTCGTAATTCTTCCTATTATAGCAAAGTAGCAAAACAAAGAGGACATCAACATGGTTTTAGCCAAAGCTACTCACAAGCCAACGCTTGAAATTGTAGCCAACCCACGAACAGAAAAGAACATAACACCCAAGCAAGAAGAGTTTGCAAGACTGTATGTTTGTGAGGACATCAGCCAAACAGAGGCCGCAGTCAGGGCAGGATACTCAGTAAAATCTGCACACGCCATTGCATCACAATTATTAAATGGTCAACGCTACCCCAACGTAGTAGCGAGAATAGGTGAACTAAAAGCTGAGTTAGCCAAAAAGTATGAAGTCAGCTTTGAAAGCCATGTAAAAAAGTTAGCTGAAATAAGAGACCAAGCAATGACAGGTGGTAACTTCGCCGCAGCTGTTGCCGCTGAAAAATCACGAGGACAAGCCGCAGGTCTCTACATTGATCGTAAGGAAATACTGCATGGAAAAATAGACCAGATGGACAGGGAGCAAGTGATGAAAGAAATACAGAAACTCCAAAAGGAGTTCCCTGCACTTGCCGCTGTTGCTGACGGCAATGTACTGATAGAAAACCAAGCGGATGACAAGACAAAATAAGACATAAAAAAGGTTACTCAATGTAAATGCTGTTGCTATACTAATTATAGTTAATAAATAACCGAGAAAGGGTTAGACAAATGGGTACAAGATGTAACATAGTTTTAGAGTGCGGTGACCAAGTTAAGTATATTTACAGACATTACGATGGTTACCCTAGTAGTGTGGGGCCTGAGCTAAAAAAATATGCTGAGGCTATACGTTGGTATGCAGACAACTACACCACGTTTTGCCAAGAGCTTGCAGGAAGCAAGGCCAAAGCAGGAGCTGAAGCACTGCAAAATGACCCGAAGCTGTTACTAGGTTTGTATGCTGACGTGTTAGTTAAACATAAAGCATGGGACGAAATGTTGCAGACTTTGTTAGTTGCGCCCAAAACACGGGACGCCCACACACATTACGAGCCTATGCAGTTAGAGGGCAAGTATGAGGTAACCAACGGCATACATGGTGACATTGATTACCTATACGTTATTACCATTGATAAAACATATCACAAGGTTTGTGCCATAAGTGAGTATGACCGCGATAGCTTTAACCAATACATGCCCGAGCTTGGGTTAAAGGGCATAGATGATAACCCTTATGCAATGTTAGAGTCAGCTTGGCAGGGGGTTTGAAATATCGCAACAAGTAAGCCTGAGAGCAAACTTTGGTATAAACTAAGAGAAGGAACGCAAGACCTAGGCGTGTTTTGGACACGCTTAGAGTCTTGGGCGACTCCAGGAATCCCTGACCTGCATGGCATACTGAATGGTCAGGCATTTTGGCTAGAATTGAAGGTCCACAGGTTAAAGTCATTAAAAAACATCGCGCTACGCCCTCACCAAATTGCGTGGCAAACCAGATATTTTATGAATAAAGGCAAAGTCTACAACTTGGTTCATCATCCTTCTTCCTCTACCCTAAATATATTTGGGGGTGGTCGTGCGATTAAAATGGGAGAATCCAAGGTCAGTGAACCATTGATACCGGACTGGAGTTGCGAGTCCCCTTTTGATTGGCATGGGGTTATCAATCACATTCTATCATCCTCGGACGATCCTGACAAAGATTAAGATTACGACGAGAGAATGATTGATGATGATTGATTCAGGTCGAACACACACTGAGATTACGACGGAGATTAAGATTACGACGGAGAGAGAATGATTGATGATGATTGAGGATTAATATACCGATAGTCCTATATATATTGATCAATAACGATCGGCTTTGATCAACGTTGATCGGCCTTGATCGGGGACGACTAATAATTGAGGAGAGCAAAAAGTACAACATAAGACAACAACTGACCATTGCACTAGGGTATACAATAGCCATTGTTAACTAGCAAAGGTATAGACCAATGGTATTTGTGATTTGTCTTGTTGTCGTTTGTTTACTGGCGTTTTACAGCGACCCATACTGAGATTAAGATTACGACGAGAGAGAGCGTGTACATGTATGATCGTCACTGATCTGCGTGTATATACATATATCACGTCAAGTCAAGTCAAGTCAAGTCGCGGGCAAGGCCCAAAAATACCGTGATAAAATAAATTAAAAAAAGTGCATGTATGGGGTTGTATTACATTTAATGGGGTGTTATATAATAGGCATGCCAGCAACCGCTGGCGGTTAACGGGGCAAGGCCCCACCATTTAAAGGGTTAAAAAAATGGCACAAGCAAATACCACTACTGCACCAAGTAACACGGTTGTTACAGGTGCTACACTTAAAGGCCCACTACTTACCAAAACAGGGGCATTTAATTATGCAGCTGTAAACCAATGGCTAGCTACCCACGCTGGCGGCAACCCTAACAACGTTGCAATAGTACCATGCAACGGCGTTACCTTTGCTAGTTTTACAATGGGCAAAGGCGGCAAGGCCCCTAGTAAAACGCTAGGTGGTTTTAATGCCAAGCAATACGGCGTGCGCCAAACTATGTTATGGCACGCACTTAATGGCCAGCTAACATTAGGTGCTTGGTTAAACGCCTGTAAAAGCAAGGGCGCGTTGGGTATACCAAGCGGCGGCCAAAGTGCGGTAAAACCTATTGTTTTACTGGCATTGCTTAACGGCGGGTTTAGCCGTAGCGCAAGTACATGGGGCGTACCACAAGTACAGCTAGTAGTTAAGCCACAAACCAAGGCCCCTAAAAAGTAGGGTTTTAATTTGGGGCGGGTTTTTTACCCGCCCCTTTTTTATAAGGTACCCCTAAAATTTAACTGGGCAAAAACCGTGCCAACTTTGCGGCCCCCCCTGAGAACAAAAGGGTGGTATTAGTAGCACCCTTTACCCTGTTCCGAACATTTCTACATGATCCAAAAACATTTCACAAAAAGTCAACTATATGAGTCCTTAAACAGTTGACCTACCCCCCTTTATTGTTGTTATTGATTATAGGTTCATTGTCCTTGAAAAATTTTCGATATATAAGAAATTATTGAATATTGAGGAGAAATGTTTTGTTGGTTGAAAATGATTTTGAAATTTGTGAAAAGTGTGGTTGTGAAAAGAACCCTTTGGGAAACCATTATGTAGGAGGACATTTGCAGTGTGCTTGTGGAAAAAACATAGATGAGTGTTGCCAAGGAGAGGTTGCTAATGAGTTGAGTGATTAGTTTATAATGGATAGTGGTTTAGAGTATGTTCCTGAGGAACATTTGAAGAAGTTTGCTACGTTATTGGACCGTGCGAGTTATTTGAGTAAGACTGAAGCTGCGCAGAATGATTTTATGACGTATTGTAAAATGGTTTGGCCTGAGTTTGTGAATGGTCGCCACCATGGAATTATGGCTGAGAAGTTTAATCGTTTGGCTACTGGTGATTTAAAGCGTTTAATTGTGAATATGCCCCCCCGACATACGAAGAGTGAGTTTGGAAGTTATTTGCTGCCTTCGTGGTTGATGGGTAAGAGGCCTACGTTGAAGATAATGCAGACTACGCATACTGCGGAGTTGGCGTTTAGGTTTGGACGTAAGACGAGAAACCTGATGAATTCGCAGGAGTACCGTGGAATATTTGATGTGGAGTTGCGAGCGGATAGCCAAGCTGCTGGAAGATGGGAAACTTCTAAGGGTGGTGAATATTTTGCGGCTGGAGTTGGTGGAGCGGTGACGGGCCGTGGTGCGGATTTGTTAATTATCGATGACCCCCA